GACGTTGAATTGGTATTAGAATTAGATAAAAAATTACAATACATTGACTTGGTAAGGGGTATTGCTCATGTCGGTCATGTTCCGTATGAAGATTTCGTATATTCATCAAAATATCTTGAAGGTGCTCTATTAACATACCTTAAAAACATAGGTGGTGTAGTTGCACCAAATAAGCCTGCGGATAGACGTGAGAAGATGGAAGAATTAAAAGAGAGTGGAGAACAGGGTTTCATAGGTGCATTTGTAAAGGATCCTATCCCTGGAAGATATGATTGGATGTACGATTTGGATTTGACTTCACTATACCCATCTATTATTATGACTCTAAATATTTCACCGGAAACTAAGATTGCTAAGATTGAGGATTGGAATGCTGAAGAATTTATACGTGGCACCAAAGAGACTTATATCATAGACGGAAAAATAGTTGCACATGAAAAATTGAAAGAGTATTTGGATAAATATAAACACACTGTAGCATCAAATGGTGTGATGTATAGCTCTGAATATATTGGGTTGATTCCAGCAATTCTCAATGAATGGTTTGACAAACGGGTTGAATATAAAAATGAAATGAAAAAATGGGGGAATGCTGGAAATACAGAAAAATATAGTTTCTATAAAAAGAGACAATTAGTTCAAAAGATTTTGCTGAATTCACTTTACGGAGTTTTAGGACTACCAGCATTCAGATTCTATGACTTGGATAACGCGGAAGCGGTTACACTTTCGGGTCAAACTGTTATCAAAAAGACTGAAGCTGCTATAAATCTGAAATATAATAAGGAATTAAAAACAGATGATTTAGACTATGTGCAATACGTTGATACGGATTCAGTATTCGTTTCCTGTTTACCATTAGTCAAGAATAGATTTCCTGAAATTGATATAGATGATACTGAATTGATGACGGGTAAAATAAATGAAATAGCAACGGAAGTTCAGGATTATGTTAATGCATTCTACAACGTATTTGCAAAAAAAATATTCAACACAGAAAAACATCGTTTAGAAATTAAACAAGAAATGATAGGACGTACTGGATTTTGGCAAAAGAAAAAAAGATATGCTCTTTGGATTATTTCTGACAACGGAGTACCAACAGATCAATTAGAAGTGAAGGGATTGGACGTGGTTAGGTCATCTTTTCCAAAATCTTTCCAAAAACTTATGAAAGAGGTATTGGTTGATATTCTAAAAAATAAAAACAAGGCAGAGATTGATGATAAAATTCTATCATTTAAAAAAGAATTAACTGAAGTTATTTACACTGAAATTGCTAAAATATCGTCTATAAAAGATATAGCAAAATATCAAGAACCAGTTAAGGACTCGGTGTTGGGTAAATTTGCAAAAGGAACACCGTCACACGTTAAGGCTGCTATAAATTATAACAAGTTATTGAAATTGTTTAACTGTCCACCAAAATATGCACCGATGAAAAACGGTGATAAAATTAAAGTTGTGTATCTGAAAAACAATCAATATGCGTTAGAAGAATTAGCATTCAAAGGTGATTCGGATCCGGATGAGATATTGCGTTTTATCAAAGATAATATAGATGCAAATGAATTATTCATGTCTGAATTGGACGGTAAACTAAAAGGATTTTATGATTCAATGCGATGGGAATTCCCATCGGAGAGTAAAAAAGTTGCAAAAAAATTTTTTTCTTTCGGATAAATTTTGTATATTTGTATAAATCAATTATTAATCATTAAGGATTATTGTTATGGAAAAGTCGAGATTAATTAACTTCATCGGTAAATACTATTTGGGTGGATTGGTGAATTCTGTTGCTTGGAATTCAAATGGTTCGTTATCCACTCGATTTATTTCGGATGATAAATGCGTTGTTGGTGAAATTAAACTAAACAACTTCAACTCACAGGCTGCTAAATTTGGAGTGTATCAAACAGACCTTTTGATAAAACTATTGGGTGTATTGGGTAATACTGTTAATTTGAATATCAACGGTGCAGACGAAAAACCGTTTTCATTGACGTTTGATGATAAGTCCACTACTGTTAATTATATGTTAGCGGATTTGGCAGTAATTCCACCAGCACCAGATCTTAAACAACTACCAAGTTTTGAATTGGAAATGCCTATTACAAAAGAGTTTATTGATAAGTTTATCAAGGCTAAATCAGCATTACCCGATATTGAAAAGTTTACCGTGCTGAAAAACAAAAAGGAAAATAAGTATCAAATTGTTATTGGGTATGCCAATACCAATTCAAACAGAATTTCCATTGATATTGATTGCAACTGTAAGGAAGAAATCGAACCAATTTCGTTCTCTGCAAAATATTTTAATGGAATCTTATCTGCTAATAAAGACTTAAATGGTGGAACATTGAAGGTATCATCAGAAGGTCTTGCTGTTGCTGATTTCGATATTGATGAATTTGATGCAACATATTATTTAGTAAAGTTGGATGACAATTGATGAAAAAGTTTTTCTATGAAAAAAGTGGAATAGAGTCTTGGCCAACAAATATAACTTATGGTGAATTGGTTTCGTATGATAAAGATAAGTTGTATAATTGGTTGGAAGAACTTAGAGGATTAGTATTGAAAGCTTGGGACGAGAATGGAACACCGCCAATAGTTGGTAAAGATGAAAACGGAATAAAAAGTTCATTTTCAAAATTAAGACAATATGATTGCTCAAAGTTTTTTCATAATGTTGACAATAAGAACGGCAACGATCCTGATATTATAGGGGTTGTTGCCAATTTCACTAAATTTGGTTCGGCTGCAAATCAATTCTTCCCAACAATGCTTAAAACAAAAATTGCATCGGGTGGTAGTGAAGACAGTGCAAGATCCATCTACGATTACTTCACTGATAAGTGGAAGGATTCATTTCACCAAATTCTACGCCGAGTCATATTCAATGACTCGATGTATATTTTTAGCAAATCAATATCTTTGAAAGTGGAATTAAATCCATACTTTAAAGAGGGTGAAACTGCAAAAGATTTATTCATAGCATATAAAAATGGCGATGGTAGATTTGATGGTAAGGGTTTACGTATTTCAAAAATATCATGTTCAAATGATGAATACACTCGTTCTTACAAAGAATGTCTCACTATCAAAGCTGATGAAATACGTGAATGGCATTCTGAGGGTTTGATAGATGATGTTATGCTTTCTTATTTGGATGATGTGAATAGCTTGGTTGATACATTTTATGTTAAAAATGATAAAGACGAACCGAGATTAAATGTCTACATAGTCAGAGTATATGAAAAAAATGTAAAGGTATTTCCAGGAGCACTCCAAGCTTTTAGAATATCATTCTCACAACCAGCTGTAAACTTTCCACCCTTAACTGCGAAGTTTTTATACGAACATTTCACAGCACATATTCCAGCTAACCAAATGGTAACAGTTTATGATCCAAGTGCTGGGTGGGGCGGTAGAATTTTGGGTGCAATGTCTCTAATAAGACCAATACACTATGTTGGGACGGATCCGAATACCGATAACTTTATAAATGAATTGGGAATATCAAGATACGAATATTTGGCGGATTTCTATTTGAAATCAATTGGAGAAATTGGAAGTAATTGTTCTAAGTTTTTTGATACAAAAGAAACACATACATACGAATTATTCCAAGACGGGTCTGAAACAATTCAATATAATCCAAAGTTTCAAAAGTATGAAGGTGAGTTAGATTTCGTTTTTACATCACCACCATACTTCAACCGTGAAATGTATTCTGACGATGATACGCAATCTTATAAAGCTCATAATAGTTATTCAGATTGGCGAGATAACTTCTTACGTCCAACGTTGGAGACTGCTGTTTCATATCTAAAAAATGATAGATACCTTTGTTGGAATATAGCAAACATACGAATATCGGAAAATAAAACAATACAGTTGGAAGAAGATTCCGTGAGTATATTAAAATCTTTGGGGATGGAATATAAAGGAAAGATATGTATGCTAATGTCCAAGATGATAGGAAACACAGATCCACAACGATTAGCTAATAAGGTTTTTCACAAAGGGGAGTGGTGGAAGATGGAACCTATATTTGTTTTTTATAAACCATGAGGTATAAGATGGAAGTTGATATAGCAGCAGTAAATACTTTCTTTGATATAGATGCAATTACTTTTAGATTTGAAAAAGAAACCAAAGAGTATTTCGATGGTGTTCGTGAGTTGGAAGATACGATTGAGTGTGTATTTGATTATTATAGAATGAAGGGGTATCCACATTATACTATAACGGAAGACGAAAAATCAAAACATATGAAAGCCATGCAAGAGTTTGATTATGATTCAATTTTCAAAGACAATGATATAATTCAAACTATGCACGGATTAAGAATGGCTTGGTCTTATTTCCCGCACGCATGGGAAGTTAAATGTGGTAATTCCAAAATGTCACCTATGGATAATTTTAATAACGATGAAACGTTTAGAAGCACCATTAGAAAATGTTTAAAGTGGATGAAACAATATGGTAAAAAATCTTTTAGAGAGAATAGATTACGCCAATCACTTAAAATATATTCTGGTGTTCAAGCGGTATCAAACTTTAGACCAACTGCTGCGTGTGTTGTTTATAAAAATTATGGTGGGGATGGTGTTGTTTGGGATATGTCATGTGGTTGGGGTGGTAGATTGATTGGCGCATTGGCATCCAAACATATTAAAAAATATATTGGAACCGAACCATCAACTAAAACATTTGAAGGACTTTGTAAAATACGTGATGATTTCTCCCATCTTGGAAAAGATATTGAATTAAACTGTATGGGATCGGAAGACTACATGCCTGAGAAGGATAGTTTAGATTTATGTTTTACATCACCACCATATTTTGACACGGAAAAATATGCAGATGAAAGCACACAATCATATAATAAATTTCCAAATAGAGAATCTTGGGGACATGGGTTTCTTCGAAGAACTTTTCTAAATTGTTATCATGGTCTTAAAAAAAATGGTTATATGTTAATCAATATAGCTAACACACCAAAATATAAAGACCTTGAAGAAATGACAATACACTATGCAGTTGTTGCTGGATTTACTTATGAGGGTAAAATAAATTTAATTTTATCATCGGTCATGGGTGCTGGACATAAACGTGAACCGATTTTTATTTTTAAAAAAAATTAGGATATTACGGAAGAATTTCGTATATTTGTAAATTACAAAATATTTAAGGTATGTTATGTTTATCAAATCACACACAATTTGGAATGAAAAGTATCGTCCTCAAACGTTAGATACTTATATTGGAAACGAAACAATTAAACAAACTTTTAAAACTTATATTGAAACAAATGAAATACCGCATATACTTTTACATGGAGATGCTGGAATCGGCAAAACAACTCTTGCTAAGATTGTTGCGAACACTATCGCAAAAGATAACTACATTTATATCAATGCTTCGGATGAAAATTCGGTAGATACGGTTCGTGATAAAATTAAACAGTTTGCTTCATCGGTTGGATTTGGTGGTATAAAAATTATCATCCTCGATGAATGTGATTACATGACATCAAATGCACAAGCTGCTTTGAGAAATATAATGGAAACGTTTAGTAAAACAACAAGATTCATTTTAACTTGCAACTATGTTGATAAAATTATAGATCCAATTCAATCTCGTTGTCAAGTTTTCAATATTGCACCACCTTCTAAAAAAGAAGTGGCACAACATATTGTAAACATTTTGGAAAAAGAGTCTATACAATATTCCAAAGATGATTTGGTTTCATTGATTAATATAACATATCCTGATATTCGTAGGGTTATAAATACATCACAACAATGTTCTGTTAGTGGAACACTTCAATTAGATAAAAATATTTTGATTGAACATGATTACTTCTCTACTATAGTTGATTTGTTAAAATCTACCAAGACTAAAAAAGAAAAGTTTGATGGAATACGTCAAATAGTTGCAGATAATCATATAAGAGACTATAATCAATTATTTAGATATTTATATGATAATGTCGACTCTTACGCAAACGGTTTCGTTTCATCTATTATAATGGTTATAGCAGAAGCACAATATAAAGATTCATTGGTAGTAGACCATGAAATAAATGCAATGGCAATGTTTATTCAGATGATTATGGAAATCGAACAGAGAAAACAATAATTTATTTTTTAATAACAATCAAGGAAAAACAATGGGTGTATATGACATCAATTCCGGAAATGAAATGGATTCACAACAACAAATATCTGTGAATCTTAATGATGCAACAGACTTGGTTTGTGCAAAGTGTGATAACAAATTCTTCAACGAGGTGACATTCTTTAAGAAGATTTCAGCACTACTTTCACCTACGGGACAAGCTGGTTTAGTTCCTATTCCAGCATATGCCTGCACAGCTTGTGGTCATGTGAATGAAGAGTTTTTACCAAAACAAATGTTAAATGACTAATAGGACTGATAATGTCTAAGAACTTATTCGATCATATAAAAGGTGTTACCCTCCGTAAAGTTAAATGGGAGGATTTATCCGAAGAGGATATTAAGAGTTGGAACAATTACATGATAACCAAATTTTTTTCTATGGAAATTGAGTTAGTTGAAGTAATGAACGATATTCAGAAATATACCAATGGGATACTTACACCAAAAGATTACTATAAGTTACTTTACGATTTGTTACCGAAACATTCGTTCTTTCTAAAGTATGTCAAATCAAAAACACGTGTGGATATAGATATGGAATTTATTAACGTATTCTGTAAACACTACGAACTTGGAAAGAACGAAGTTTATCGGTACATAAAAATGTTGAAAAATACAAATCCAAATGAATTGGTTGATGTATTGAAACGTTATGGTTTAAAAGAAACTGATATTGAATTATTTGAAAAACAATTGAAGAATGTTAAATGAGGAATGTTATGTCAATCACAGAAAAAGATATGGTTTTAACACCAACGGGTGTAGTAGCAGAAATGGAAAAAAAGTTTCCAATTATGACAACTGAGTTTAAAAGAATACAACAAATGCAATATGAATTGTTCTGTGCAAAACAGTCGAATTATGGTCCTGATAATATTTCAATGGGAACAACACTTGAAAGAGAAGATGACCGTAAA